TATTGATAACGCAGTAATACCCGTTCATCAATTTGGATCGCCTAGATTTTTTTGATTTGTACTTGGATAAAATTTCATTACCTAGAAGAAAACTCACTAATTATCTCTTTTTTAGAAGAACCGGAAAGTTAAGAATGATTCGTAAAAACATAGAATGTCCTTATCATAAAGTTAAGGAATGTGGTACACATTTAGTTTGTAATACTCAATTAAATCCTCCTTCATTTTATGAAGGACGAGAAATGGTACCACCTTTTTGTATTAAACAAAATGAGCCTAATGAATATATATATTCTTATCTATGTTCTCATTACACTATTAATGATTCTTATGGTCATGTATGGCTTAGTGAAATAGATCGACGTAGAGATATACAGAGACTTTATTTAGAATGGTATAAAGAGTTTTATTGTCCTACCTCTCATATACCTTTAAAGCCTCTCACTAATCACCATAATCAATATCCCTCTGATAAGACTATAGCTCTGGCAGGTTTTGTTCGAGAGATTTCTCGTATAGTAGATAGAGTTGTTTTTGATGCATTAGGCATTAAGCCTAAGAATATGGACAAACCTCTAGTCAAGCGTCTTATCTCCGTAATGAGTATAGAGAGTATTCTTTTTACTCCTATAGAGGTAGCAGGACGAAATATAATGAGATGGTATTTTACTATAGCTGCTCCAGAAGATAGAGATTTGAAAAATATTGTCACTATGCGAGAGTTTGCTACGGAAACTACTTGGAGAGGTCCTTCCTATGATGCTTTGAAAAAATTTATTCCTCAAGCAGTTAAACATCTAGAGAAGAATCTAGGATGTGATCAATATGTTGGTACTCAAGATTTTAGGTATAGTCCACGTTTACTTATAGAAATGATAAGAGTTGGTACATCTGGAGGTATTATGGATGCTAAGAGTTATAAGTACTCAGTTGATGATATAGAGTATAAGGTTCGTAATAGTGGTTCTAAGATATTTTTATATGAAGCTACTATTAGACAAGTTCATGCTATTATGACAGACTTAGCTAATGGTCTTATGCCAGTATTCCAGCCATATAATGAGACTAAGATTAAAGATGAAATTAAATATATATATACTGCGTTACCAGTAGATCTATGGATGAAATTATATAAATCTAGAGAGTTTTATATCCCATCTATGTCAGTTAGTCTTATTGCTCGCTTGTTACATGATTATCGTATGAAGATAGAGAGAGGTACTGTTATCACTATAGGAGTAAGTGGTTGGCACGGAGGGTGGTATCAATTAGCTAAGATTTTACACTATGATAATCCCGATTTATTTTGGGCTGATGGAGACATAAAAGCTCTAGACAAACATATTCCCGACTTTATGCTTAATGTTTACTTGGCCGCTGGCTCTCGCTATTATGCATGGGATAGATTTAACTTACACCAGAAAGCTTTTTTAAAGCGTATTTATTTACTATTAATGTATCATATGGTAAATAAAATTACGCTTCAACCTGGTGATATATGGCGGTTAATTCAAGGGGTAATGTATTCTGGAGGGCCAGAGACTTCACATGGTGATAGTTGGATAATGGCAGTAGTGTTTTATACTTATATATTCTATGTGGCTGCTACAAATCCATCTTATTCAGCTGTTATACTAGCTACTTTAGAACATAATTTCATAGCAATAATAGTATACGGTGATGATCATATATGGTGCTGTCCTAAAAAGTTGCGACCTATTATTAATGTATTAGGTTTTTTTTCATTTTTACGTGACTTTTGGCGAATGGAACTTCGAGATTATAAGGAATATGATTCTTTAATAAGTGAAGTAGATATAGGTACAGGTGTTTTTCGTACCAGAGGACCTAAGTTTTTAAAGAAATATTTTATTCGTTCGTTTATAGATGGTGCCGCTCCTATTATTCCTTATAAGGAAACGTTAGAACCCCTCTTAAGAATGTGTGCTGTTACTAATCGAGAGGAGATGCCTGGTCTTATATTAAAGAGTATGGGTCAGGCGTGGGATTCTATGGGTACTAATCCTATTATTTATCAAGGTGCAAAAGCCGCATACGAATATGCTACTTCTAAGTGTACTAAAACACCTAGAGAAATAGTAGATGATATGATTAAAGAGAATAATGGTGCTAATCGTAGACTAGTTAAAAATCTATTAAGGAAATACCATTTATCAGATGTAGAGCTCTTTGATTCATTTCCTACCTTGTCTAATCTTCAAAGTAGACATGTTTTTACTCCTATTTTAATTAACAATAAAAAAGATGAATTTAGTTTGTAAGGTCAGGG